CTCGCCCTTGCCTGCCTCTTGGTCAGGACCTTCCGCACAAGGGGGTAGATCGTCCTCTTGCGCTGTATGTCTATCTGCATCTCTCTGTACCAAGTAGACACCTCATCAGCATCATGTCCACGCGCTGTGAAATATGCAACCACCTCAGACAACAGGCGTGGGTCTGCCGAGGAGAGCATGCGTCGTGCCCTGCGCAAATCGACGCGCAAACGTCTCGCACCTAACATACAAATCTCAGCAATAGCTGCGTTGGAAAATCGCATGACTTGACACTAGTGGTTTACTGTGTTATCTTCATTGGCCCATCAACCGGAGACTACCAGAAATGGCAGACTACAGCAACTTTGACCGCACAACAGGGCTGGGTAGTACAGACGTTGCCGCAATAGCGGGCATCCACCCGTACCTTACGGCACACGACATCTACCTGCTAAAGACAAAGCAAACACCACCACCAGAAATGAACGAAGCAATGTCATGGGGCCTTCGCATGGAAGACCCGATTGCTGCTGCGTATTCGGACAGGCATAACAAGGGGCTTTTCAGGCCTGACCCACCTGTGGTGGTACACCCAGACCACGACTGGGCGTTCTGCTCACCTGACTTCTACATGGACACGCTCAAGGAAATCGGATGTGAGAGAGTGATCGTGGAAGTGAAGACAGCTGGCCTCTTCGCCAACTCCAGCCACACCAGGAAGCGGTGGGAGAACGGTGGCCTCCCAGCTGAGTACCGCGCACAGTGTGTATGGCAAGCCTTCTGCCATGCAGGCAGGGTCACGCAAGTAGACGTAGCTGCCTTCGTATCAGGCCTGGGATACGAGGAGCGCACGCTCGACATGGCCGAGCACAAGGGAATGGCCGATGCCCTGTTCGAGACAGCGCATAAGTTCTGGCATGAGAACGTGCTCAAGGGTGTCCCGCCTCCCGTGAATGGGAGCGAGGCATGTACAAGGTCTGTGTTCGAGCAACACCCGGCACCGAAGAATGACACGGTACGCAACGCTACCGCTGTCGAGGACCAGCTACTAGCCCAGCTACAGACCATCAAGGAGAGCATCTCTCAACTGGCAGACCAGAAGAGGACGCTGGAGAACAGGCTTCGCCTTAGCATTGGCGACGACCTTGGCGTTGACAGCAAGCATGCACGAGTGCTGTGGAAGACGCCTGAACAGGGCCGTGTAGCGTGGAAGCAGCTAGCACAGCTCGTTGGGTACACAGAAGTGCAGATCAAGACACACACATCGAAGCCCAAGCGTGGCTTCTACATCACCTGGAGATGACAATGAAACAACACAATGACAGAACCGAAGTGATTCACGCCCAGCTGGACGGGGCGTTTGACACTGCACGTGTGAAGAAGCGTGAGCAGGGAGGCATATGGCTAGACTACCTGGAGGGCTACGACATCATCGACTGCGCCAACCGCATCTTCGGATACTTTGGTTGGACCACAGAGATCGTAGACCTTGAGCACAAGATCGGTGACCGTAACGGCAGGGCCTGTGTCGTGAGCATAGCCAGGGTCCGGGTGTCTGTGCACCCAGAGGGCACGTCATATGCAGCCATCAGGCGAGAGGACGTGGGTGTATGTGACTCCGTCCGCAAGCACCTTGGTGATGCCATCGACATGGCCTCGAAGGGTGCGGTCACAGATGCAACCAAGCGGGCACTGCGCACGTTTGGTACCCAGTTCGGCAACGCCCTGTACGACAAGGACAAGGAGTGGAAGAAGGCAAAGGTACCTGAGCCTGAGCCAGAAGAAGCTCCTGCACCCAAGCCTACTGCACGTCAGAAGGTGCATAAGGCACGTGACACGAACGAGAACAAGCGCAAGGCAAACGGAGATGCCAAGCGCTCGTATGTGTGTAGCAAGTGTGGCGTAGCTGGACACAACGCTCGTTCTTGTGGCTCTGTCGGGTTTGATGCTCCCAAGATAGAGACGGTAGTTCCCTGTCTGTCTGAGAGCGTCGTGTCAGGGCTCAAGGCAGACTTTGTCGCTGCTCACAACGGTGACAAGGTGATGGCAAAGACCGCCTTCGCCGCTGCCCTGCGCATGGTAGGTGCAACAGTCGTGGACGGGGCGATCATGATCCCCATGTCCGCATACAGTGAACTCAAAGAGTTCGTAGACGATAAGAAAACCGCAGCTGACAACATTGCTGCCACCATCACGGCCAACCTGGAGACTAATAATGCCCCGAATGTTTAACCCAGCAGCAACCGATGCAACCACACACGTACCACCAGGCACTTACAAGGGTCAGGTGGTCAACTGCATATATAAGGAGGGCAAGAGAGGACGCTTCTTCAAGGTGTGGGTAGAGGTACAGGAAGACACAGACCATACAGGCTCACGTGTAGAGGGCATCTTGTCCACAAGTGACGCCGCGCTATGGAAGCTGTCTCAGTTCTGTACAGCTATCCGGTACCTCGAACCATTCGACCTGGATGGTGAGTGCGAAGAGGTATGCGAAGGCGCGAAGGGCCAGGGTGTAGTCATCGAGCTTGAGGACGACGAGTGGGACGGCAAGGTCCGCTCGAACATTGCTCGCTGGCTGCCATCTGACGCCGAGATCAACAAGGCCTTTGGGGAAGCCACAGCAGACGGCGAGGCGATTGATGACATCCCGTTCTGAGCCGAGGCTCGTACCATCCGTGCTCGTAGGCAAGCCCAAGCTCTACGCAGGCTGGCTGTACCTTCGCGAGAATCCAGACGCACGCCCCTCACAGCTAGGGCGAGGTGCAAGCACACGATCCTCCGAAGGCTCACTCATCTGCAAGCAGCTAGCCAAGCTCAAGCCTAATATGCACGACACACTCATGGTCCCAGATGGCGTGGACATACGTGAACGAAGCGTCATCAAAACCTTCAACGCAGTGCATTGCTTCTGCAGTCGTACAGGACTTCCCGTGAAGTTCACGACACGCGAGCTATCTGCCATCACCGGACACCACAAGATCACCATCGTTCATGCTCTGGCTACGCTCAAGGAGCGTGGCATCATCGAGTATGAAGGCTCACGTACAGGCGTCACGTTCCTGTCCGTAGCTCACCTCACGGACAATGCTTGACGCGCTAGTCATAGTCCGCTATAAGGGCATTGTGTGGTGTGCTTGGTGTTGTCCACATCAAGTGCTGTGTATGTCAAGCGACGAAGGCTCTCGGACCCCCATCCGAGGGCCTTCGTTGTTTTGGCCCCAAAACCACAAGCGCCCAGGGCCGGGGCCCCAGGCACATGTGCTCGCAGTTAGGTGCTGCTTGGGCTCAGTCGGAGGTCAGGCGAACAAGCCCATACGTGGTCGTGCTGCCGACTATAACACCCACGGCACCCCACAGCCAACGGCTCTCCCACCATGGCCTCTCGATACCTGCTGCACGCAGAGACACGTCGGACAGGTCTTGGAATGCACGCTCGCACACGCCTGACAGCGTATGAAAGTCTGACATACACCCTGCGGCATTAGCAGCCGTGTCCGACAGGGTGGCCTCGCAGTTCCTGAGTATCACCTGGCACTCCAGGGCTCCTGCCGTCCAGTCGGTGGGCCAGAGCACCCCTGTGCATGGGGACAGGTCTCCGTACTCCAGCCCCACAGCCCGGTCACACTCCTCTGCAACGGCACAGTCCGATAGCAGCACCCCGAAGAGGATGCCGGCTGCCACTACCAGCAGTCGTAGCCGTTCGTCCACTACAGGGCCGTTTCCGTAGCGCTGGTCACTGCTTGCCCCACATCTTGTTCACAAGCAGAGCCAGGTCCTTGGCCCCTGCCTCCTTGGCCTTATCAATCTTGCCCTTCTCGATGATCAGCACAGCCCTTCTGGCCGCCAGCTTGGACTCGTTCAGCTTCTCACGCTCAGTCTGGCTCTCAAGTATGGTCTCACGTGCCTTACTCAGGTCCGCGCCTACACGTATGATGTCTGCCTGCACGCGCATGCGCCTCTGCGCGCGCGCTGCGTTACGCGCCAGGTGGATAGCGATAGCCAGGAGGATAGCGATAGCCGCGAACAGCCAGCCAACTAGCCTTATCTGGCTGAGCCGCTCAAGAAGCTTCATCCCGCCAGCTTCCGAAGACGCTTCTTGATCACACGCACAAGGACTGTGCAAAGCGCCCCACCACAAGCGCCAATAACTGCTCCCCAAGGCCAAGCAGATAGAAAATGGCCAGTAGACCCGCCAACCACAACTGCAAAAAGCCGAAGCCCTTGCTGCCACCACACTGAGTCTCCCTTCCCTTCTGTCTTGCCTTTGAGGAAATTGAGAATGCAGACCTTAGCAACGTCTGTAAGTGTATAGGCGAGGACACTGCTCAATCCTGCAACGGTAAGGATAGTCTGGACATCAGGAATCATCACACCTTGTAACTGAACTTGCATTTTACACAACCGAATTAAGTTCTTCCCACATTCGCTTCCATACATCTGGGTGGCATGGGAACGAACCACCTACCTTCTTCTTCGTGAACCCAAAATGTTCGCAAACATCCTCGTATGCCCGCCTGGTGTTCGACCCCCATAGGCCATCAAGTTCACCCGGTGAGGAACCCAGATCGCGAAGCACGCGCTGAAGCTCAAGGACCCTGTCTCGTGCATGTACCTCAATATGCGGGCCATCTTTGATGCGTGCCCAGTGTCCTCCCCAAAACAACGGCTTCGTGATGCCCGTGATCTGGGCGGCAATCTCCCCCATCTGCTCGTATTCACGCCACACTTCCTTGCTGTTTAGGCCAAGATCTCCACGCCTGAGTATGAGACTAGCGCCCTGGTCCCTACCAGGCCTACCCTCAAACAGGCCACCATCCGGCTGCTCCTCCACCCCATACACCCACACGTCAGCTGCCAGGCTGGGTAGGAAGTTGTGGCGAGAGAAGCTGTTCTTGCCATCTACCTTGCTATAGCCCTTCTCGAATGCACGGTTCTGCTCTTCCGGGCTCCTATGCACCCAGATGATAGACAGAGCCCTGCTTGGGTATGCCTCAGCATAGCGCTCAGCTAGCTCGACGATGCCTCTGGCTAGCGCTGGGTGGGCATCTGCAAGCCTGGGAGGGGTGCGGGCCATTAGTCCTCCTCGATCCAATCCTCGTCCGGGTACTGCTCTTGCAGGAAGCGCACGAGCTTCTCCATGTGAACACGGAAGACCTTGCCGTTACGGGTGCTGTTGAACCACCACTCTCCGTTGTCGGAGTTATGAGGGCTAAGCTGGGTAATGTTGCCAGCCTCATCCCTTACGAAAAGCTCAGACGAGTCAGTCACGTCTTTGGCGTAGAGCTTGCAGCCATTTGCGACAGCAGCCGGCTCGGTCGAAGGGTAGTTCTTGAAAAACAGGCCACCCTCATAGTCCACCGCAACGCTAGCCACGTTGTTGCCACTGTTGAAGCCTGTTTGACTAGACACAAACTCAAGCATCATGTCGCCAATATCGCCACCCTCATCGCTTGTCTGGACCCACCACTTACAGTGAGGGCCGGTATTGGAATATAGGTGAAGCTGGGCCTTGGCAGTAGCGCCATAAGACCGGGCAGCCAGCGTGGCATCAGAGCTTTCATCAAGCGAGGTGATGTCTACACTTGACGTGGATGTGATGGTGGTCTCTC